TTCTTTATATGGAGCGGGTTCAGGAAACGCTTTGGACTGTAGCAATGCTCTTAATAATGTAAATTGTGCAGGATACGCTGCTGCTTATTTAACACAACAATGTGATATAGATTCATTATACAGCGATGAATGTACAGGTTACGCTTCTGCTTATCTTACACAGCAATGTAATATAACGCAGTTGTATGATACAACTTGTCCTAATTATTGGAATGCTTACGATGATCAACAGTGCGAAGATGATGCACAATACTCTCCATCTTGTCCTGGATATCAACAGAATGAATCAGTAGCTTACTATGTAGAAGAAGATAATTATGGATATACCGAAGAAGACTTATGGTACGACGAAGAGTATGACGAATACCTTGATCCTAACGATCCTTGCTACGAAAATAGATGTGAAGGATTTACTGATGCTGATTGGTATGAGCTAGATGTAGAACAATTTGGACAAGAACAAGTAGATGACTGGATGGGATCAGATATAAGTTTTAGTGATGATGGCATGATTGAATTTGAGACTACAGTTATAACGTCTTATGATGATGTAGATGTGATGATGGACTTGTACGATACAGAACAAGAAGAAATACGAGTAGCAGAAGATTTAGCGTGGGAAGAAGAACAGCAAAGGTACGAAGAAGAAATTTTACAAGAAGAACTTTTTTTACTTGAAGAAGAAATATATGCTGTAGAACTACACAGTATAGAAGAAGAACATATAGATTATCTTGAAGAGTTTTTAGTTATAGATGAATATACTAACAACCAGACAGAGGTAATAGATATTCTAGATGCAGAAGAGCTTATAGAGCTATATGAGTTTGATACAATCATAAGGGAAGAATTAGAGTTGCAAGAAGAAATATTTGCAATTCGTGAAGAAGTTGAAGAGCTTGAAGAGGAAATAGAAGAGCTTCGTGAAGAAGAAGAGTTATTTGAACTTGAAGAAGAAACAGAAGAGCGTCTTGCCAAAACAGAACACGAAAAAGAAAGCGAGCAAAAAAAAGAAAGAAGTTCAGTAAGGATTAATGCTCTTGATATTGTTGCAGGAACTTTGCGTTCTGCTAAAGAAAGCGTAACTAATTCAGGGGGAGAGACTTCAACAACTGTTGCCTCAGTCTTAAATAGTACTGCTGTAGCAACTTCTTCTAATAATAGTTTTACTTTTGAAGACATAAGCTCTACTTCTTTTTCAGATAGCGTTGGCTCATTTAATACAGGTTCATCTGTTTCTTTTAATGGAGTTGTAAACTATGGTTCAACAACTTCATCATCTACATCTAACATAAGTGGTTCTAGTTTTGCATCCTCAACTTCATCAAGTGGAGCTGGAATAAGTACCAGTAGTTCTCCTAGTAGGTCAGACCAATTTGCTTCAGCTTCGATGCAAACCAACCAAGTTTTAGATATGAGTTCTATGTCTACTTTAGACACATCATCAAGTAATAGTTTAGATAATACAACAAATGTAGGTAATACCATAAGCGCAGGCGATACAACCAATGTTAGTGTTTCTGTTGTTTCTGTTGATACAGTTACTAGTACGGTACAAAATCAAATAGATACGTCTATAAATTCTATGGATACATCCTCTAATGCAGAAACAGTAGTAGAAGACCTTATAGCTCAAAACTTACAAACAGCACAAGAAGAAGTAGAAGCGGAGCAAGAAGAAACAGGTGAGTATGGTTCAGAAAATACCATTATAGCGTACATGAGTTTTGTTCCTGGATTTAACAATTACACACAAATCTCTTTAGTAGATCAAGACCAATGGTATAAATCTAAAACAATATATACAACAACTATGTCAGATAACATAAATGCTTTTTATGGACTAGCTAGTAGTAATATTAGTAAAATGAGCGATATAATAGAATTACAACCAAAACTTTAGGATAATGATATGGATTGGTTTCAAAATAAAACAACGCAGATAATTGCTTTGGTCGGTATTGTAGGAACTCTTGCTGGGTTCGGTTATACAGGCGCAGAGTATGTTAATAGGCTAGAGAACTTAGAAGCTAAGATAGGCGGTATAGGAGATACCGAAGATGCTCAAAAAGTTATTGAAGAACGTTTTGCTTCGATCGAAACTTCAGTAAAGTTTTTAGAAAAAAGTATTGATGGCATATCTGTTCCAGATGTTACTGAAATAAAAACTGATATAGCCACTATTATAGCAGACTTACAAACGTTAGACAGAGATATTAAAAAATTAGAAAACAAAAACAGTAACCCTCTTAACGGATAATGCAACAGATACTTGTTGGCATTATTTTGGTCCTCGGTTTTGCTACCTACTACTTTTACAGCCAAAACCAAATACTTCAAACTAATAACGCAGTCTTAGAAAGTGCGGTAGCTACGCAAGAAGAAGCAATAAAGTCTATCCAAGCAGACTTTGAATTACAAACACAACAATTACAAGATCTTAGCGTTAAAAGCCAGGTCGCACAAAGAGAACTGAGTAGATATACACAGTTTATACAAAACTATGAGTTAGCATCTAAAATACTCGCTGACCCAGTTAAAATGGAAAGGAAAATAAATAATGGTACAAAACACATTATGGAAAATATCGAGCAAATCAGTAGCACTATTGATGGTCTTGATAATGGCTTGCAGTTGCAGCCTACTTCCAACTAAACCAATACAAGTAACTGCCAAGCCTATTGAACGCAAGATAGTTCAACCTATCATGCCTAGAGAAATAGATTTAAAAGAGTTACAGTGGATAGCAGTTACTCCGGAAAACTGGGAAGAACAGCTTTCTAGAATAGAAAAACAAGAAGGTGAGTTAGTATTTCTTGCTATGACAATACCTGATTACGAAGTTATGGCATATAACATGCAAGAAATTAAACGCTATATTACTGAATTAAAAGATGTTGTCGTATATTATAGAAAAGTAACAACTAAAGATAATGAGTAAAAAACCAGAACCCTATGTATACAAAGCAACCGTTGAGAGAGTGGTTGATGGCGATACTATTGATGTTACCCTTGATTTAGGGTTTGATGTTCGTCTGCATAAACAAAGGTGCAGGTTAGCAGGTATAGATACTCCTGAGTCAAGAACTCGCAATTTAAAAGAAAAAGCACTTGGCAAAAAAGCATCAGCAAGATTATCAGAACTATGCATAGGCTCATTTTTAATACAATCACTAGGTAAAGGTAAATATGGCAGAATACTTGCAATCCCTTTTACAGAAGATGGTAAAGATGTTTGCCAAATGCTTATTAAAGAAGGCCACGCAGTTGAATACTGGGGTGGAACTAAAACAGCAAAAGTCAGAGATGACGGAACTTGGGGACAATAATATGGTTATATCAAAAGAAGGCATAGATTTAGTGAAAAAATTTGAAGGCTGTAAATTAGATGCTTACCAATGTGCAGCAGGAGTCTGGACTATTGGATACGGTTCTACTAGAGGAGTTAGGCAAGGTGATGTATGGCCGCAAGAAAAAGCAGATATTATGTTAATAGATGAATTGCAAGAGTATGGAGAGCATGTAAGTAATATGGTCAACGTACCGCTTAATCAATCTCAATATGATGCTTTGAGTTCTTGGTGTTTTAATTTAGGACCTACAAACCTTTCTGCTAGTTCTTTGCTTCGCGTTTTAAATGAAGAAAAATATGAAGAAGTTCCATATCAAATAAAAAGATGGAACAAAGTTAGCGGACAAGTTAATGATGGTCTGATTCGTAGACGAGAAGCAGAAGCTTTATTGTTTGAAGGTAAAGACTGGAGTCAAGTATAAATGGCATTACAAAAAGCTGTTTTTCGACCAGGTATCAACAGAGAAGGTACTGACTATGATAATGAGGGCGGTTGGTTTGATTGCAATTTAGTTCGTTTTAGAAAAGGCAGGCCAGAAAAATTTGGTGGCTGGGCTAAAGATAGTGTAAATGTATTTTTAGGTACTTGTAGAGCATTACACGGTTGGATAGCTTTAGCTGGTACTAAGTATTTAGGTCTTGGAACAACTTTTAAATATTATATAGAAGAGGGAAATTCTTTTAATGATATAACTCCAATAAGATTAATCACCAGCGCAGGAGACGTAACTTTTGCTAAAGTAGGAAATGGTGATGCGACAATTACTGTTGCTGATACTAGTCATGGTGCAGTACAAAATGACTTTGTAACCTTCTCTGGAGCAGCGTCTCTTGGCGGTAATATTAACTCCGCAGTATTAAATCAAGAATATCAAATAGCAACAATTGTAAATGCTAATTCATATACGATTGAAGCAAAAAATACTAGCGGCGATACAGTATTGGCTGCGGCTGGAGATAGCGGTAACGGGGGCGGATCAACCGTTGGTACTTATCAAATAAGTGTAGGCTTAGATGTTTTTGTTCCTGGAACTGGTTGGGGAGTAAATAATTGGGGAGAAGGTGCTTTTGGATCTGCCACCTCTCTTTCTTCCACCAATCAGCTTAGATTATGGACGCACGATAATTTTGGTGAAGATTTAATTATTAATCAAAGAGGGGGTGGCATTTTTAGGTGGGTTGAAAATAACGCACTGACAAATAGAGCTGTTAACCTATCCACCACCTCTGGAGCCAATCAGGTTCCAACCGTAGGTTTACAAGTTATTACTTCAGAAAAAGATCGTCATCTAATTGTTTTAGGAGCAGATCCTATATCAGGTAGCTCTAGAACTGGCGTAATAGATCCTATGTTAATTGCTTTTAGTGACCAAGAAAATGCTCTTGACTTTGAACCAAGAACAACTAATACAGCCGGTTCTTTAAGAGTTTCTTCTGGTTCATCTATAATAGGTTCAGTAAAAGCTAGGCAAGAAATATTAATTTGGACTGATACTGCTCTTTACAGCATGCAGTTTGTTGGCCCGCCCCTTACTTTTGCTGTGAACTTAATTAATGAAGGTACCGGATTAGTTGGTCCAAAAGCAACGGTAACTGCTCCGCAAGGCGTTTATTGGATGAGTTACAACAATTTTTATGTGTACAACGGTAGTGTGCAAACTTTGCCTTGTACAGTACAAAATTATGTGTTTTCTGATATAAATTTAATTCAGTCATTTAAGATAAATGCATTTACGATTGCTGATAAAAATGAGGTTGGATGGTTCTACTGTTCTAAAAATGCTACGGAAGTAGATAGATATGTAATTTTTAATTATTTAGAAAATGTTTGGTTTTATGGATCTTTGACTAGAACTGCTTGGTTAGATGCAAGTACAGAAAATTATCCTAGAGCTGTTAGTGACGGTTATGTTTATCAACATGAGTTAGGTTTTAATGATGATGGATCTCCCATGACTAATGTATTTATAGAGAGTTCTGATTTTGATTTGGGTGATGGTGAATTTTCTTTCTTACAAAAAATAATCCCTGACTTTAAATTTTTACAAAACGATAACTCTGGTAACGTAAATATAGTTGTTAAAACAAGAAACTTTCCTGGAGACTCTCTAACTGTAGATTCAACCAGCCCAATCGCAGCAAACACTCAACAAGCATTTGTAAGAAGCCGAGCTAGGCAAATAGTTTTAAGGTTTGAATCAGATGATGATGCAACGGCAGATGGTAATTTATCTATAGGATGGAGGCTTGGAGCAACTAGAATTGATATTAAACCTGACGGTAGAAGATGAGCAAAATATTACAAACTCAACTACCGCTTGCATCTGATACAGTTACTCCTGATGTTTTTAATAGACTTACTAGAATATTAGAAATAAATTTAGGCGCAGTTGATGTTAATAAAACTCAACAAGTAAATGACGCAGACAAACTTAAATTTAATTTTTTAGACGGCAGTATTATCTGGAACACTACTTTAGGTGTGTTGCAAGTATATACAGGATTTAAATGGGTTGATATAGGTGAAAGAACTAATAACTTAGGCTTTGAAGCCTCTGCTGATTTAGGCAAAGTAGATATAAAAATTGCTGGTGATATAGCAATAAACGTAGCAAGTTTTTAATTATGGCTGAATTAGCTCAAGCGCAAGAATATAAAACAAAAAATATATTGCTTGAACATCCTGCTGATTGGTACATCAACAAACAAACTTTTGACGCTGTTAAAGATTCCATTCCAAATATAGTAGATTTCTACGAAAATAAAGGCAACATCAGTCCTGTACAAAACAAGCTTCACAATATAATTGAAGAACCGTTAAAAGATGTATATACAGTTCCATTCTTCTCTGAAAAGTTTTGTTCTATATTGGTTGATGAAATGAAAAATTTAGAAAAGTTTTATGGCTTTAAGCCTAATGCTGACGAAGATACTTTAAGACAAATACCAGAAATAACTTTTCAGGATAATTGTCCGGAAGTCTATCAATCTTTGTTTCAAACAATATATACTATAGGTAATCCTATATTTTTAAATATTTGGAATAGGCATGTAAATGGTGGTGCAATTCAAATAGCTAACTATAATTTAAAGGATAAAAAACAAGGCGCTTGGCATCATGATGCTAGTGCCGATATTAGTATGGTCGTTCCTTTAAATACTGGTGAGTACGAAGGGGGCGGAACTGAATTTTTAAATCGTGGTACAGTTAAACCATTACCTACAGGCCACGCTCTAATATTTCCGAGCTTTACCCACATGCATAGAGGCTTATCGGTAGAATCAGGAAATAGATACTTACTTGTATTTTGGTTAAAATGTATAGAAGAATAGGGTAGAATTTAAAAATGAATATAGTAGACAACTCAGGACAAGGATTAGCAGCTCTAGGACGCAACGAAGATCGCTTAATGGCACACGTTGCACCAGGCGAAATGGTTGTTCCTCCAGTCATCTCAGACAACACCAAAGCACTTATACAACAGGAAATGCAAGCTGTTGGCTTAAACCCAAATGAATATCAAGTTGGCGAAGGTATGTCTATCAATCCTATTACAGGACAAGCAGAGTTTGGGTTCCTTAAAAAACTAGCCAAAAGCATTAAGAAAGTCGTTAAAAAAGTAGCACCTATTGCTGCTGTTATACCTGGCCCTTGGCAACCGTTTGCTGCTGTTTATCAAAAAGGTAACGCCGCACTTAAACTTGCTAAAGGTGAAGGTGGTCTTGGTGACATCATGACCGTAATGGCTGGTGGTAATCAAAGTTTGTTTGGAGACAAAGGAGCTTTTAGTAAAATAGGAATGATAGGTGATGGTGTCGCTGGTAACTTTACTGAAGCAGTAGGCGGAGGATTTATGGATTCTCTTGGTAAGATTGGTCAAGTTGCTAAAAGAGATGCTGCGGGTAATATTATGAAAGATGCGGCAGGTAACACCATCACAGAGCTTGCTCCTATGGCTTACGGCTCTAATGTTTTAAAAGGTATGGCGAGTGATCAAAAGCAAGGGTATGGCGGTATATTTGGTGGAGGTACGGGTCAATTTAATGTTACTACAGGAGAACTAGATTCTTTTGGATTTAAAGACGTTTTTGGTAATACAATTTCAGCATCTGATTATGCTGCGCTTGATCCAGCCACACAAAAAGGATTTTCTCCAGTTACTAAAGGAATTAATCTAACAGGCGGTAAAAGTATTACAGATATTATGGGAGGCAAAAACCCAATAGAATATGCAAGCTCAAAACTTTTACCACAATCTGTCGAAGATGCTTTGAATACAGGTCCTGGAGGAGATGGAATATTTTCAGGGGGAGGCGGAGGAGGCTCTGGCATAAACCCACAAATGGCTGCTTTAGCTTTGCTATACGGTAAAGCTGTTAAAGATGCAGCAAAGAAAAACGAAGGTGGGTTAACCGATATAAGACAATCAATAAGACCAGATTTAAACCCAGCTCCTGTATTTGCTGGTTTTGATTTAGGTGTAAGAAAAGCTGCGGCCTTTGGTGGTCCAATAGGGTACGGCAGACAAAATTTTAATCAAGGTGGGTTAGCTGCAATAGGCGAGCTAGACATGCGAAATGGTGGTGAGTCAGCTGGTCCTGGAACAGGAACATCTGATGATATACCGGCTATGCTTAGTGATGGTGAGTTTGTTATGACGGCTGCTGCCAACAACGGCGCTGGTGGTTTTCAATTCAATAAAACAAAAAAAGGTATTGAGCTAATTGCGGCAAGTGAACCGAACAGAAAAAATGGTGTAAATGTTATGAACAAACTAATGAATACCTTTGAAAAATATAATGCTTCAGGGAGTATCGCATAATGACTCCAGAAGAATTTTTAGCCACGTTATCTCCAGAGCAACAACAACAGTTTGCGTTGTTAACACCTGAACAACAAACAGAAATGATAGCTTTGCCTCCTGAAGATCAAGCTCAAATTTTTGCTAACGCTAATTTGCCATCCCAATCAAATACCGTAGACCCTGTTCTTCAAAGTCAAAGAACCGCAGAAACTATAACAGACCCACTTATAAGGTCTTTATATTTTGGGTCCGAAGATACTCCTGGTTTTTACAATCAGTTACAACAAGCTGGCGCAAACTTAATAGGAAGTGATGTTCCTTTACAACAAACAGCTGGTTTAGATCCATTAGAAACTCAAGCAAGAGAAAGAGCGCAAGCAGGTCTTGGTCAATTTCAACCATACTTTAATCAACAACAAGGTTTAGTTGATGAGGCTATAGGTCAAGCAAGAAGAGCGCAAGAATTACAAGACCCTTATTTTTCTAAAGCAGAATCGCAATACGGTTTAGGTTTAGATGATGCTTTATCAGGTATTAATCAATCAAGAAATTTAATAACAGGTGCCGTAAATCAGTTTGGTCAAAGAATTGGTGAAGTTGAAGGAATGCAACGAGGTGCTGTAGATAGATTTGGTAACAGACTTTCTGATGTAGAAGCTAGAGCTGAGACAGCCGCTGGTAGATTTGGTCAAGACCTTTCAGGTATTGAGGCAGGCGCTGCTAGAGATGTTGGGCGTTTTGGGCAGTCTTTAAGTGGGCTTGGTAGACAAGCTTTTGGATCTGTTGATCAATATGGTAACCGTTTAGGTGAATCAGAAAATCTTCTTAGAGGTACTTTGGGCGGATATGATCCGAATATGACGCAACAGTTCTATAATCCTTATGAAAATAGAGTTGTTCAACAAACAATTGATGATGTAATTAAGGCTGGTGATCAGCAAGATATAGCGGCAAGAGCGCAGAATATCTCTGCTGGCGGCGAATCAGCTTTTGGATCTAGAGCAAGGCTTGGTGCAGATGAAAGAAGAGAAGCCCTTGGTAGAGGTCTAGGTGACGCACTATCAAACATTAGAGCAAGAGGTTTTTCAGAAGCACAACAAACAGGTATAGGCGAATTTGCAAGACAAAGACAAGCAGAAAGATCAGCTGCCTCTGGATTAGGTGGTTTTGCAGGTTCTAGGCTTGGAGCAGAGCAACAATTAGGTGGAACTTTACGAGGATTAGGTGCAGACCGATTAGCAGCACAACAAGGATTATCTAATAGGTTTACCTCTGGCGCACAATCAAGGTTAGCGGCAGATCAAGGTGTGATTGATTTATTAGGAAGAACTGGACAACAACAATTTGCAGCAGACCAGGGATTAGCTCAAAACTTAGGCCAGCTTGGACAACAACAATTAGCAGCTCAACAAGGCTTGGCTGGTAACTTGCAACAGTACGGTCAAAGTGCAGCAGCAGCTAGATCGGGATTAGCTGGTGGGTTATTAGGTATAGGCGCACAAAGAGGAGCTGGTGCTTCTCAACTAGGATCTCAATTAGCCGGCTACGGCGGTCAAATGGCAGGCATAGGTCAAAACCTAGAAGCCTTAAACAGAGGTCAACGATCTGAACTAACAGGATATGGAGCTAACGCAAGAAATATTGCAGAAATGCAAAATCAAAGACAGTACGGTCAACAAATACAACAGCAGATGAGGCCGTTACAAACTATGCAACAGATTGGATCTATGTTACCTGGCTACAAACAAGCAGGAAGCCAAATTGATTCTACATACGGTATGGCTCCCGATCCAAGCGCTCAAGGTCTTGGAGCAGCTTTCTCTGCTTATGGAGCTTTAGCACCAAACAGAGGCAACTAACATGAGTTTTCTTGAAAGAAGAATGTTTGCTGACGCTGGTGCTGTTAATCAAGAGTATGCTGTTTTAACTGACGGTAGTACTAAATATTACGATCCTGCAACCTTTGAACAACAGTTAAGATCTCTTTCTGAAAGTGAAATATTTGCTTTACAAAACAGCGCTAATAGCGGACAAATATCTTTTAGTCCTGGATTACAATCAATCCTTAGCCAAGTAATAAATAGAAAACAAATTCCTGCTTTTGAGGATGACCCATCCGTAGATACTACTTACTCATCTCCTTTATTGGGTAGAGATCCTGTACAAAATACACAAAGTTATAAATCTATTGGCGGAGATTTTGGGCGAGTCGCAAAAGGAATTTATGGCCCAGTCTTGAGTTCTTTAGTAAGAAATACTATGCCGAAAGAAGCTCTTGATGATTCAACTTCGTTTGGTATTCCTGGTATAGGAGGAGCTAGCCTTAAATCAATAGCCGAATACGATTCTCCGTTTTTTGGAGAAGGTGTTCAAGGGTTTGAAGAAGCAGGCGCTAGGGGAGGAAGAACAAGAGAAGAGCTTGATGCTATATTAAGTGGAGGTTTACAAACAATTCCAGGCCAGCAAATACAAGACTTTCAATCAGAAATTGATGACGTTGTAGATACAGCTACCGTTACAGAAGTTAACAATATCAGAATGGATGGGACTCCTATTCCGCAAGCACAAGGCCCAGATTTAGAAAGAATTGCCGAAGAAAACAATATGACAATTGAGCAAGTTGAAAGAATAGTAGCAGAGCAAAAGCCTCTATTAAAAGATTCTTTTGACAAACCAAATTTTTCTTCTGTTGATGATTTTGGAGATCCTTTGTCTTCTGGCGAAACGCTTTCTTTTAGTGGTGGCGTACCAGAAATGGAAGCAAGAAGACTAGAGTATCAAAAAGAAATGATTGGCAGAGATGAATTTGGTAATTTATTGCCCGAAGGAAGGCCAAAACAAGATGATGAGATTGCTACCTTGTTAGAAGAAATTAAACCGATAGAACAAAAGGTAGATGTAGATAAAACAGAAGCCGATACTTTAGCAGATAATGAAGCTAAGTTTGGCGGCTTATCTCAAGATGAGTTTAGAGCGACAATAGATGACGCTGCAATTCCTAAACTTCCAGAAATTGAAAGACCTATAACTGATACCACTATAGTAGAAGAAGAAGAACGCAGAAAACAAAATGATCCTGTAAGTAGAAAATTAGATCAGCCAGGATTTTTTGGGTCTGATAGGTTCCTTAACTTTATTAGAAACGTAGGTGGCGAGCTTGTAAGAACAGGTCAGTTTGGTGAAGGTCTTGCTTCAGGTGCTGCTAAAGCTTCTGAAGAAAGAGCTGCTAGAGAATTAATGGCAGATAAAGAAGAAAGAGATTACCGAATGAAGTTAAGGTTAGCTAAAGCTGAAGCAGATTTAGAAGCAAGAAATAAATTAGCTGAAGGTATGAAGCCAAGCGACATAAAAACGTTTACTGAATTTGAAGACGATATTGCTGGATCATTATCACAATTTGACGAAAGTGAAAGAATTGTTAGCGACATTAATCAAATTTTAAATGAAGACATAAAAGAAACAGGAGCTTTTGGTGCGCAAGGTTTTGTAAGACAAATTAGTGATAAATTTAGAAATCTTGCTGGTTATGGAGAAACAGATTGGAACAAATTAGATCCAGCAGTTAGAACTCAAGTGATTCTTGATGTAACAGCTCAAAGATCTGTAAGACAGATTCTTGGAGAGTCAGGTAAAACTATTTCTAACTTAGACAGAGATATTGTGGCTAGAATATTTGGTAAAGTAGGTGTATTTACCTCACCAGCAGAACTTTCTAAGTTATTAACTAATAGCAGAGATAATATTGTAGAAAGCATGAGAAAAGATCAATCTTTAGTTATTTCAAGAGCTAATGCAATAGGATTAGGAGGATATAATTCTCCAACGTTAATGGCTAATGAATCATTAATTAATAGAATTCTTGGTTTTAGTTTTGATAATATTCAAAATTATAAACTGGGTGATGACGCTGCGGGTTATATTGAAGCAACTTTATAATGCCTAAATATAAAATAAATATTTCTGAAGATGTGTTTGAATTTGTTGAAGCAGATTCAGTAGAAGAAGCAAGAAAAAAAGTTAAAGCAACAATAGCAACTGGTGCCGTTTCTCCTTTTTATGACAAACTTAATTTTGATTATGAAACAGGCGTTAGAGGTAAGTTTGAAAGACAAATAGACAAAGGTACTGAAAGAGAAGGCGTTCTTAGAAATCTTAGAGCGCAATTAGCCAGAGCAGAAACTAGTGGGATACTTGGGTTTAAAGAACAAGATTCAGTTTTAAGTAACTTTGTAGGATCTTCAGGCTTTACAAGAAATACCAAAGGGCAAGCTGCTTTAACTCCCACAGGTCTAGAAGAGCTAGGATTACCCATTCAATATAGAGAACTTTCTGACGGTTCTACAATACCGTTAAATACTATTATTGATGAAAATGATTTTGGTTTTAAAACTGGAGATCTTGCAGACTTTGCAGGTATTGCTGGGCCTATAGGAGGAGCAATCGCTCTTATGTCTCCTCAATTAAGAATTATTAAAGGCCTTACAGCTGCATTTGGCGGTAGAGCTAGAATAGCAAGAATGGTTGGGGCTGGAGTAGGTTCATCAGCAGGAAAAGCTGCGGAAGAAGCATTAGACTATCAAGAAGGTTTTCAGCTACAAGAAAGAGATGAATTAAAAGATTTATTTGGTGGTGAGTTTCTGTTTGGATCTGTAGGGCAAGGTGTAGGTGAATTAATAGGTATGGGTTTTAAGTTATTTTTAGGTAAAAATGCCCCAAATCAAGATTTAAGACTTAACAGACAAATGGCCAAAGGTAGGTCTGCTACTGACATATTAAAGTTAGATGCAAGCCTTGGGAAAGAAGCAACAGAAAGACAAATAGCCAAAGCAATCCGAGACGGCAAAGTTAAAAAATTTAATTTTAAAGGCCTTGCGTCTCAAGCAACTTTGGGTAGAAAACTTCCAGGCAGGCTACAAGATATCTCTGAACAGGTTTTAGGTAACACGAGGGATAAAGAAACAGCTGGTTTTTTAAGGCTTGAAATAGACGGTCTTTTAGAAGAAATAGGTGGAGAAAATGCTTTATTGCAAAAATCTATTTCAGATGCAACCAAAGGCAGTCTTGATGAACAAGTTCAAGCTAGTTTGCAAGCACTAAGATTGAAAGAACAAACCGTTACACAACAGCTAAGAAAATTATTAGATGATGTTGTAGATGACGCAATTGAAGTTGGTAATTATGGTGACGCTCCTACTAGAAAAATGTTGGGAGAAGAATTAAAAAACAATTTATCAAGAGCTAGAAGAGAGGTGGTTATAGATCTTGGTAAAAAGTATAGAGGTGTTGATGGTATGTTTAGCCAACTTACATCTACAGCAGGAAAAAGTGGCGCAGACAAAAACATAGCAATTAGTTTAGACAGGGTTATTAGAAATGTTATTAATGACAGTATTGAAGATTCTAAAAAATTAATTGATAGTCACAAACAATCTGATTATCTTTGGGGTGTAAATAACAGAGATGAATTAGATGGTGGTATTGTCGCAAAAATAGAGCAAGCACTTATAAAATTTCAAAATGATGTGGCCGACCCCACTAAACCCGTTAGTTTATCTCATGTAAGAAATGCTTACTCAAAATTAAATACTATTTCAAGAGATACATTAGAAGCTAGCCCAGAAAGAAAACTTATTATAGATATTATGCGAAAACTTGATGACTCTAGAGTCAATCAAAATGGTGAAGTTTTTAGAACAGGGCAACCAGATAGCATACTTAGTAAATTAGAAATTGAAGGGGAAACCAAATTTAATATTGAATTAGCAAAAATTGCAAAAAGAAATAAAAAACTTAACCCAGAAGCTTTTGGAGATGATCTTGAGTTTAGTGATGAAACAACTACATTAGCTTTAAAACAAGTCAATAATGCAATAGCGCAATTAAGAGAAGTAAATGGAATAGCTGCTAAAAGAATGGCTCCATTTGATAAATTAGAAATAAAAAAGATTATCTCTAATTCTCAAAAAGGTGCATTTGATGCAGATGATGTTTATAAAAAAGTTATTTTAAATGGAGAGAAAAAAAATCTAGATGACATATTTGCTGGCCTAAAACAATATGACGAGTATATGGTTCAAGCAGGCAAACCAGCTAATGCTGAAAAAAATCTTAAAGCACAAATTAAACAAAGATTATTTAATGA